GAGCGTTCCATATTGCCCGACCTTGTTTTGTATCTATGATGAGTGGCCGCATGCTCTTTAATGTCACGTGCGGCCATCTTCATTTGAACTCGAACCATCTGCCGAACCTTTTCCGGCGCTGCTTCAAATGCCTTGACTAATTTTTCAAGGTCACAATCAAGCTTCAGCTTCATCTTTCGCAGACTCTTCCTTTACAGGCTCTTTCTTCACGGGCTCTTCACTGGCCTTGTCGGCACGCTTTTTCGGTGCTTTGCACTCTTTATAGCCGCTGCCTTTGAACGCTGCAATCTGAACATCATTCTTCAGCTCTAAAGTTTCTTTGCCGTTAGTTAACCACATAAAGCTGTCCCTCCTTATTCGTGAATGTGTTTGTAAATTGCCACTGCTTTGTTGGCCAGGATGAATGCATCATAGTAAATGCGGCCTTCAACCAATGCACCATTGATGCCAGGCGGGTTATCGTGAATCTTGTACTCCGCAAGTTTGATGGGCGCACAGCATGCAACTGGATGGGTGATAATAAAATCAGTGTTGGTAGGCATATAAGAGCTGGGTACGACAATAATTGCCACACCATCCACCATGCCGACCTGACCTTTAACAAGCATGTCCTGCGCAATGTCGGATGCCTTCACGAAGGTAGAATCCAGTTTGATGGCCTTATAAAATGCAGGGGTAACATATGCAATGCGGCCTCCCAGCGGTGCTTTTGCATCGGTCAGCGCAACTTGACCATCAAGCAATGCGGAATATGCATTTTTCTCGGTGATGGCCGCAGCGGTAGAGGTTGTACCTGCACCTGCAGCAATCTTGCTCAGGCGGTAAATGTCAATCTCAGGAATAACCTGCTCATCAATCTGACGAGCCAATGCCTTGCCTGCTTCTTTCAGCATCAGCTGGTCGGTTAAATTGCCTTTGTCAATGGTGAAGGTAAATGCACGGTCACGGGTAAGCGTCAGCTCCTGCAAGCTGTCCTCCAGCTCTTTCGGAGTGCCATAACGGTTCGCACCGGAACGAGTGTAGTCCCCCAGTGCAGTGGTCGGGATGGAATAAACCTTTACAGTCTTCACGCCCTCGAAACTGTAGTCATTGTTTACTGCCGGGGTAGTCACTGCGCCTAGCTTAAATTTTTCGTCAATCTTGGTAGAATACTTTTCCGCTAAATTGATAGCCATAATAAAAAATCCTCTCTTTCGTCATTAAGAATTAAAGCCATTGAGGAACGGATCATCAGAACCGCCGCCACCGCCAATGCTGCCACCTCCGCCTGCGCCATTGGCCTTAACTGCCCAGCTGTTCTCCTTCAGCCAGCCGTTAACACCATCTTCCAGGCTGATTTCTTTGCCATCGCTGCCGGTATATGCAAGGCTTTCATCGTCTTTAACAACGATGCTGCCTTCCAACAGCTTAGCCATGTTCTGCGGGCTCGCAGCGTTGCCCTTGGTCAGCAGCTCTACGGCCTTAGCCATCTTCATGTCGTCAAGGCGCTTAGTCTTTTCAGCCTTAGCGGTTTCGGTCATCTCAGCCAGCTGCTTAGTGACCTTGCCAACCTGCGCGGTTAAGTCAGTAATCTGCTTTGCGACCTCATCAGGCTTTTTGCCGCCCTGGGCAAATTGGTCTAATGTAGTCTTAAGTCCCTTGGCTTTGTCTACCACATCGTCACCATCGTCCAAACCAACAGCCTCTAAGATGCTTTTCAGCTTTGTCGCACTCTGCTCTCCTGCCGTGCGGTGCTTCTTTGCTTCGTTGTTGAGAGTGTTAATTTCGCCCTTGATAGCAGCGATGAGGTCAGCACCGTTCTCAACTTTCTCCAGTGCTTCGTAAACCTGTTTCATTTCCATTGTTCTGATACCTCCATATCATGGGCCTCCGCCCTATATTGTACCCTCTCCTGGGCAATAAAAAAGCACGCTGTTACACGTGCTTGATTAACGATGTTAAATTAGTCTAACAAAAAAGCAGCTGTTCGGATTGCCCGAATAACTGCTTAATATCGATATTCTTTATTAGACGACTGCTCTTTAAAGGTAAATCAATAGCAGGCTGCATCCGCTATCAATTCTTTATACCTTTGCATTTTATCTTTTATATCAGCTGGCGCGTCATCCGACAACTTACCGCATCCCACAACATACGGCGAAATCTCCTCAAATAATTTTTCTACTTCATCACTAAATTCCAATTTCATACTAGTCACCCTAATAATTTCTTAACCCTATATTCAGTCATTACCTCATCATATCTACCGCCTATGTACATTCTCGATGCATAGTCACTTATCTCAGCAAAATTATACCTCTTTTGCACTAATTTGTCTACAAAACTCCTATGTTTTCTATTATATGCGCCATATATTCGTCCTGTTGGGTTATTTCTCCAAATTTAGCAACATATTTTCTTGCATCCTGCCAATGTATCATTTCATGTAGCATTGTCATCAAAGGATTCCTTGAAGCAGGGTTTTTCAGCGTAGCAAGATACTTTTCATAGGCCTTTCGATGAAGAGTCTCAGAATTTATATACAGTTTATTTTCACAGGCCACATAAGAACCTAACGCGTCATTCAAGTCATCATTACTTGCTATTACTATTTTCGGTAACGCTTCTTTGTTCCGAACACCTAGCAAATCAATGCACTTATTTATCTGTCTGTTGACTTCTGCCAACATCTTAGGTTTCAAGTTGACATTTTCTGAAACATGTATATCATAGGCAGCATTTTTAACTTTTCTAGTTTGAAATTTTTTGATGCTACCTTTTGGCGATTGATATTCATCAGTTATAGTCTTCTCGCTCAATTCTACTGGTTTGTACAGTTGCAGCCTGCTCTCTGCTTCCCGCAGCCCAGCATAACCACGCATATACTTGCGCCAGTCTTCACCATCTTCCCACGCCTTCAAGCCTTTACGCCCCAGCACCTGCGCCCTGCGTGATTCTGGCAAGCTATTCAGCCATTTATCGCCAGCTTCTTGCACCTGGTCACGTTGCTGCTGCATATCAACTTCGCCTTCAATGACTTCCACATACCGGCATAAGCAATGCGGATGCACCGGCAAAGGTGGCAGCTTATCCTTGGGATATATTCCTGCACCTAAGCCATACATATCAGCTTTGAGGTACATGTCGCAGATATCAAAAACAGGGTGACGGCTGCTTAACTTGAATTTCACAGCCACAATATCAGTATCATCTTTTATCTTTGCTATGAAGCCATCAGCCCACGCCCTTGCCATCTCGGTTCGGGTAATACGTTCGGCTACATAGCGGGATTTTTCGTTGACAGCAACTTCCACGGCCTTTTCAATAGCCTTTTCATTGCCTTTCTGCACTGCTTCCAGCAATTTATTATAGGCTGCCTGCAGTGCTTTGTTGGGTGCGCCATTTTTGGCCAGACGATTGATGTTGTCAATGGCCTGCCTTTGCTCAGCCAATGCCTGCAGGTCGTTGCCTGTAGCTTCCCTTACCTTCTGCAGATACTTTGGCAGGTCCTGCCTGCTGATAATATCCTTGCCGCCGTTATACACGTTCTGGCCATCGTCGCCATAACCGTCATACAACGCCCTTGCAGCTTCAGTCCAGGTCTTGTTCCGGCGCATCTGCTCCTGCAGGGTGCTTACAATGGCACCGCGCATTTTCACGCCTACGCCATGCAGCTTTTCTGATAGCGTCATGCCGCTTTCATCCCACTTATCGGCCAGCTCTTCGCCCATGCTTTCTACTTGCGCTTTAGTCAGCATAGTCGGAACGATACCATAAGCATAAGCTGCAGCCTCTACAAGCGCAGGCTTCAGTTCCGGTAGCGTAAACAGCTTACCATAGTGGCGCTGCACATTATCCAGTGCCTCTTCAAACTTCATGCCACTAGCAATCAGCCTTTGCAAGTAAGCTACTGCTTTTTTAGCATCCTTACGCCAGCTTTTATTCAGTTTGTTAATTAGCTGCGCCAGTCTGTCCGTCGTCGCCATCATCGCCACCGCCATTATTACCAAAAGCATGGCTATAATCCAGCTTTTCCTGCTCCAAGTGCTCTTCGTAGGTCTTCACCAGCGCGTCAAAGTCATCAGCCTTAAGCTCCGGCAGATAGCTTGTAAGAACGCGCTTGAATACTTCCATGTTAAATTCATCGCCAAAGTTCAAGCCTTTAGCAATTTCAGCATTAGCAAGCTCCTGCTCAACCTCACTGATTTTGAAGTCATTCGGGTAGTTCACACTGTATTCCAGCGGCACACCGGTCCAGATACTGAACAGCCTTGCCAGATTCTCTTCCGCTGCTTCCACGAGGTCCGCAAAATCGGACAAAATCTGATTCGTTGCTTCGTAATCCCATGCCTTAGCCTGCCCGCTCTGCTGCTTGCTGGAACCTGTTACGTTAACCACAACGGCCATACGGTAAATCTCCTGCTGCAGCGTAGCAATCTGCGCTGCCAACACCGTTGCAGGACCATCAGGCGGAGCGATGAACGCAGGTGCGTGGCTGCTCTCCGGAGGATATCCCAACGCATTGTTGGTGCCGATGTTGATGCTGTCCGGGTCGCTCGAAGGGTAACACAGAACACTGAAGGTCTGATTGACCAGGATATCAGCCAACCAGCTGCACATGTTGTAGATAGCAAGGTTCGTTTTAGCTACGCTGAGGAACTCACTAGGCGGGAAAGGATTGTGACTATTCCTCACCTTGCTCACCAGAGGAACAACCGGCACGCGCCCAAGATTCCAAGTTCCGCTGTGCTTGCCTTTGCTGTCTATAAGCTCCCAGCCTTCTGCCGTCAGCGTGCGTGTCGCCATCGTCTGTTCCTGGTATGCATCAGGCTCCACGAAAACAAACTTTGTGATACGGCCCAGCTTATCCTGACAGATTTCCTTTACAGCATTAAGATTAACCACAAAAGCATAAGGCAGGTTATTGCGGTCCGCTTCCAGGTCTGCCACACGCATATCTTCAGTATCGCCCTGCGCCTTATCCATGACGATATAAGCGACACCCTGCAGCTTCGCACTGCAGGCAGCCTGCTTCATAAGGTTCTGGATGCTGGTGCCCAAGAAGTCAACATCCTTACTGAAGGTTTCCCACAGCTCCGAACCTGCGCCGCTCCAGTCACGCACTGCCAACGTTTTGAAGATTGGCGCTACATGAGCATTAACGCAGGGCGCGAGATAGTTAAGGTAGTACGCCAGCTCGCGCCTCATGCCGTACTTTCCTGCATCCTCACGCGGGTGCTGGGTTAAATAGCTGCCGTCAAGAAAGCCTCCGCAGCCTTCATAGCCATCTTCCAGCATTTTGTATAATCCATTTTTATCATTACGCATTTTTTCACCTCTCTTAATAGTTGACACGCATCGGTTTAGGCCTTGCCACCTCCACGATGTCCTCACACACGCCGGTCAAAGCATCCGGAGCATCATCGTGTGTGTTCTTGCCTTCCTTCTGGTACTTGCTCAGTGCTGCATAAAACTCCGGCCAGCGGTTCTTCCAATCGCTTGGGAAATAAATATGCTCCATACACCAAGTAGCATTAGACAAGATTCTTGCAGCCTTGTTCTTATGCTGCGTAAAGGTTTCAATGGTTGTATGGTTGCTATGCAGCAGCTTCTTCACGTTCCTGGCAAATCCACGCCCGCCATTGTTGCTTTCAAAGCGTGCCACATTCGTGCTGTTGCGTTCCAGCGCCTTCGCCGTTGCCGGTTCAGTTACTTCCATAGGCTCTTTCGTGTATAAAACATCAAGCACATACGCTTCATCCGCAAAGGTGCGCCCATAAATAATGCAGCAAAGGTAATCGGCACCTGTATCAGCCGTATCCGTATAGGCACGAATCTGCTTAAAGGCAGGAAGCGCAGCATCATAGGTCTTGAAGCTACTGTACAGCCTGCCCTTGATGTCTATCGGCTCCTGCTGGTAGTTGGCACTCCATATATCAAGCCCCATGAGTTGCTTCTTCTCCATGCAGCTTTCAGCATCCAGCACGCCATCACAAAGCATGCTGCCGTCATCCTGCACTGCCTTCATGTTGATATGCACGATTTTTTCTGCCGGATAATATTCCAGCACCTTGCCTGCCAAATCATCACTAGCCCAGCGCGTCATAATGACGATGATTTTATAATTGCCCTCGCCACGTGACAGCATGGTATTAGTGAACCAGTCCCAATGCTTTTCCTTAACATTTTCGTTATAGGCTTCTTCCGCATTCTTGATTAAATCGTCTATGATCATCAGTCTGCAGCCGAAGCCTGTCGCTGTACCGGTTGGCGATGTAGCAAGATAACTTGTCTGCTGTCCTTCAAGGCTCCACAGGTTCATAGCGCCGTCGCCACGCTTAATTTTGGTGGCGGGGAATACGTCGCTATAGACCGGCTTATAAACATCCGCCTTAGCCTCGCTGATGCTGTCACGCACGTTCTTACTGAAGCGCGTTGACAGTGTTTCGTTGTAAGAGCCAATCATAACCTGCAAGGTGTTATCCCTGCCCAGCGCCCATTCCACGAAGTTGCTGGCCGTGTAGCTTTTGCCATGACGCGGAGGCATGTTCAGTACAAGTATCTTCTTATCTGAGGTCAGGAACCATTGCAAGGTATCGCACAGCTCCTGCAGATACTTGCGGTCGCTCCGGTAGAAGTCGGGGTTCTTCAGCTGGGCGTAAAAAAAGAACCTGCGTCTTGCAAGTTCTATCTTTGCTCCCAATGTTATCAGCTGCTTATCCATCCATACCAGCCAGCTTTTTCAGTTCTGCATCTGTCAGCCCTGCGAACGGATTGGCAAGCTCACCGGAGATTTCCACATTTTCTTTAGGCTTTAGGCCTACGGTATCGCGATAAATTTCAAAAGCCTTGATGTTGCCACGCTTAGCCTTCAGCTTCAGCGCGTCCAGCATCTCCTTGCGCTCATCGTCGGTCGTGAAGTCAGCGTCCAGCTCGCGGAACGACTTCAAGCGGCGGCGTGCTTCGCCGGATGCCTGACCGCCTTTTTTGCCATTTCTCGCCGCTTCCTCGCCGCTTCGAAACCTTGTGGCTTTTCCATTCTTCAAATTATCCAGTTGTTTCTTTGTAGGCATCAATCTCACACCACCTTAATCCCACATCATCAATAATATCCCAAAATTCTTCCACATCATGCGGCACAACGTAGAAGACTGTTTCGTCTTTCTCAAAATCAATCCCCACATGATGCAGCTCATGCCTTAATAATGTTTCCAGCTGCTTTTCGCTAAAGCCAACTACATTCGGCTCATAAACCACAATAAAAAAATCATAGGGGCAACACCAGCTGTAGCGGTCGCTCACTAAGTTGCAGTCCGCAAATATCGTCCGCTTATTGCGCTTCTTCTCTTCCAGGCTGGATAAGTAGGCTATTTTTACTTTAGCAGCCTTTATATCAGCGAATTCCGGCAACGTGCGTATCAGCTTATTAGCCATCAGCCTATACTTTTTACTGTGCTCCATGATATACCTCGAATTCTTCTACCCTTGCCGGACGCGCCGCATTGCAGTGCGGTGTCCTTGCGTCCGGAAAGAAGGTGTTCTATTCCGGCGTGGTAAAAACTCAACAAAAACCACGCCCGGCAAAGGCAGAAAATATATAAAGGCAGTCACCGCAGCTTCTGCCCCTCACTACTTCGCCCGCAGGCTTTTCGTTATTCTTATTGGTGCGTAGGGCTGGAATTGCACCAGCGTTGTATCTTACGTCGCGGATTTACAGTCCGCTGCCTTCGCTACTCGGCTCACCTACGCATATAAAAGCAGGGGGTAAAGGGATTCTTGACGCCAGCTGCACAGCTGCGCTACGAATATTTGCAATGTCCTATTCGCAACTTGCATCTACTCCCATTCGGGAACCTTGCCCCTGCACCCGGGTATCTTTAAAATCTTACCATAACGCCACCCATGACGTTATCTGCTCTGCCGGCTACCCAACCACCAGCATTGCCTTTCAGCGGGAAGTTAATAACACCTACCGCGCCATCTTTAGAAACACCAGCACCAATGCCCCAGCGCCGCGTTTTATCAACTACCGGTATCTTTATATTAATATCCGTGCTGCTGGTCTGCGTCAGCGTCAGTTTATTCTTGTCAAACAGGTACTGTTCATTCTCTGCTTTGGCTACAACGAAGGCCTTGTCATTAACCTTAACATTCAGCACCGGCTTATTGAGCTTCACGTCAATATCCGTTTTTTCCGGTTCGCTTTTAGTGCTGTCGTCAGCAGCTGTATATATAACAGTTTCTTTAGGCACATAAGCGATTTCCGTTTTCACCTTGTCCCGGTATTCAACCTGGGTAACTACTTTTGTGTCAGCCACCGGGCAGGTATGCAGAACACCGCGCAGAACGAAACCACCGGCAAAGGCAAGCGCAGCAGCTATTGTTAAAAATATTTCATTTTTCGTCATCACTGTGCCACCTCCCTTACCAAGGCATAGTAAAAGCCCCACCGCCATTACAGCAGCAGGGCTTCACTCCCTTGCGTCTCTTGTTTTCTTCTCCGCTTATTATAATTATATCATCAGCGGATACTGTCAAACAATGTCACAACATATATTTTTACAATTTTTTATTCCATCTTTGAGCTATTTCAAGGAAAAATTCTCCGTCTCTCGCCAGCTCAAATCTTTTACAGCATGGGCAGTAAATCCCCAAAACGCCTTGCTTATTAAATGCACACCTTGGCTGCCTGCCGCAGCAGTCATTGATTTTCAGGTTCAGTTTCTTTCTTTTCTTCTTCATCATGCGCCAGCCTTTCCAAGATGGCTGCATGGCGGCGGTGTACGCTGCGCCAGTTGATACCCATACGTACAGCCACCTCTTCCCATGTGTAGTTGCTGAAATAATGCATTCTCAGCATCATTTGGTCTTCTGCAGATAAAGGTTCGATTGCTTTTTCAATTTTCTGCTGCAAACTTACCAATGCCTCAAACTTTTCGTAATACAGACTGCGCAGTTTATCAGCCTTGGCAATGGCATTGGTTACATTGTCACGCCCGCTATTGCCGCCACCGGGCATACCTGTTAATTGCGAAATCCTTGGCGATGTCATCATGTTGGTAAGCTCGTTCACCTGGTCCTGCAAATCCATTATTTCCATTTTCAGATGCTTGCATTTACGCAGATCATATTTTGTTATCAAGTTTTCACCCTCCTCAGACTTCTTCAAAAATCATATCCGGATACTTATACAGCAGCATTTTCCGCTTCAGCAAATATTCCTTTGTTCTAAAACCTTTAGTGTCAACCACTACTGTGCGCCCATCTTTATATTTGACGACAAAATCAGCAATGTACTTTATTGCTCTTTCGGTTTTGCCGGCATGTTTGAATTTAGGCTGCAACTCGAACGTTACCTGACGTTCAAATTCTATAACCTCGCCCGCCTTGCGCAGTACTTTCAGTTCGTCATAGTAAATTTTTTCTTTGATGCTGTCAAAGATGATGCCATCACATTCAGCTTTTTTGTTATGGTATTTCATTGCTGCTTGCGCGTCCTTTCCCAATCCGCCAACGCATCCGGCGTGCCAAATTCTTTTAACAGCTCACGCTGGCATTTTTCGCAGTAAACGGGTCGGCCGTTGTCGAAAATGCTCGATACAGCCTTTTCTTTATCGCACCACACACAAATTTCACCTGCGCTAGTTCCCATGCTGCACACCCCCTAAAACGGAATTTCCTCATCAAAAGGCACCTGCTGGCCGAAACTTTCCATGCTCTGCGGCGCCGGCTGCTGTGATGCCTGTTCCTTGCGCTCGATGAATTCGGCATGGTTGACGATTACTTCAGTTACCCAGCGCTTGCTGCCGTCTTTGGCATCATAGCTGCGGATTTGCAAGCGGCCTTCTACCAACAGACGTTGTCCTTTATGCACGTAGTTGCCGATTGTTTCTGACGTCTTTCCCAACGTTACGCAAGGGATAAAGTCCGCTTCACGGCTGCCGTCTTTAGTGTAGGGGCGGTCAACAGCCAGCGTAAACTGTGCTACGCAGGCACCGCTAGGGGTATATCTGATTTCTGGATCTTTGGTCAAACGGCCTAACAGCATAATTCTATTCATTCTCATTCTCTCCTTTCAGCACCAAACGCAGCACCAGTACAATGACCAGCGCCAGGCAGATGGTTCCTGCTGCATTGTAGATTAACTCAGTAAACTGTATATCCATCATCAGCTCCGGCTAAGACTCCTTTTCTTCTACACCAATTTGGGCTTTGATATAGGCGATGGCCTTATACAGATAATCAACATCACCGCTATCACGCCACATATTCAGATTGTAATGTACCGCCGTCATAAAGAACTGTTTTTCCTCCGCTTGGGTTTTATCCTCAACGACTTCATTTTCTTTAACCAGTTTATCGATATACCAGCGGGCTTTTTTCAGGTCCTCAACGCCATTCTTCTGGCCCCAGCGCCACAGATACTTGATGGCATTAGCGGTGCAAACAGCATCAAGGCCTTGCAGATTAATCGTGGCAGCCGCCAGCGCGTCGATGCATTCAACACCGCCTTGGGTGTAGTGCTTGGGATGGTTTACATTGTCAGTCATTATTTATGCCCCCTTATCCATTTCTCATGTCTTGCGGCAGTTCCGGCTGTCGCTAAATTTTTCAAGTTGGCCTGCCGTTTAGCTTCCAGCAATTTGTATTGCTCGGTTTTCCATTCGCTAAATGCGTTGCAGATAGCATGGCAGCCTATTCTTCTTACTTCGCATCCTCTGCAGGGTGATTTGCCTACCATCTTTTCTTGCTCACCTCTTCCTTTACCAGTCTGCCGGCTTTATGCGCCCGCCTTGCAATCTTTGCTTTGTCGTCGCAGCTGAAGGCAAGGCATGCAGGGCAGATGGTGATAATGCCAGCAGGACTGAAGTAGTAGCGGTTACAGCTGCCATTCTCCTGCCCGCACACTTGGCATTTACGTTTCATCTGTTCACCTCCTAAAATAATTCCTGCTGATTCTCAATTTCTTCCGGCACTTTGTATGTAAGAGGATACATATCAGCCATACCACCCTTCATCCGGCGCTCGTAGTGAACACCGTGCGGAGCCATGTAGTTGGGGTCAACCTCTTCAGGCGTTGGAATGTAATATGCATCTGGCAGCTCTCTGTCTTTACATAAGCTCTCCAATTCTTCTTTGTAGGACATAATATGCTGGCGTTCAAGATTCATGTTTTCACCGTCTGGGTAAAAAGGGTCGCGGCAGCCTTTATTACGAATATACTCCCAGATTTCAAATGCTAGCAACAGCATTGCTTCCGCATGCTCAATCTGTTCTTCAAGGCTTCTTCTTTTTTTAGCCATTATTGCACATCCTAAAATAAATCCTCTTTCGGCAGCACGAACCAATACTCTCCCAATGGACTAGGTGGGTACCACTCCCATTTATATCCCTGCTCCTTGCAGTACATAATCAAGGCATCATAAGCCAGGCACATACGCCCGCTCTTTCTGTACTGCTTTGCTATAGGCTCAAATTTCGCACGCATTTCATCTGCAGTATAGTGTTCAAGAGCACGGCGGCCGTCTAATATAAGACGTGATGCAAGTTTTTCCGCGTTCCAGATTTCGCCACGGCGTTTCAGTTTTTTCTCTAATTCTTCATTCCACTCCATGATATCTACCTCAATCTGCTGTTTCCGCATTTCTCCGGACAGTTGCTGCATACGTCATGGTGACAGCTGCGGTCGCACTCTTTGCAGCACAAATGACAAAATTGGTTAATAGCGCAATCTGTAACAGGGCGTTTACAGAACCACTTTGGTTTCAGCCGTTCAATAATCGCCGGTATCTGCCGTTCCTCTTTGTATGACCACTCTTCTTCAGGCTTCAGCAACGGCAGCAAAGGCTTTTTATCGACGATTTTTACTTTTGCTCTAGTAGCAGCACGCTTGCTTTTCTTAATCTTGTTTTTGCATTCATCGCTGCCGCAGCTGGTTATATATCCACGCTCAACAGCTACGGCAGCAGCATATCTTACCGCACCGCATTCACACACGCAGACGAAATGCGTTTGCTTATAAGATAAATTCAGCATCTTTTGCGCCATCGCTGGAGCAATAACCTCCGCAACAGTAAGCATGTCAAACTTCCGCCCGACATATGAATTCCAATCTTTCCGCATCTTCTGCCTCCCTAAAGCCCCAGCAGCTCATTCATGCTTCTGAAATCAGCTGCTACCTTCTGGCGGCGACGGCTCTTGCCGGTTACTTCTACCGGATGGCACATCTCCAGCACTCTGTCATAGATACGGCTGTTGCCAATGCTGTCGGGCTTTTTGATTTCGTCGATGCTCAGGTTGGTTGTAATGATCATCGGCAGCTTAGCCCGGTAACGTGCATCAATCACGTTGAATACCTGCTCCTGAGCGTATTCGCTACGACGTTCGGCTCCCAAATCATCCAGGACCAGCAGGTCGAACTGATTGAAGCTGTCAATATAGGTTTGCTTTTCCTCAATGCTCCACAAGGTATTCAGCACCCGCGCAAAGTTGGTCATCAGGCAGGTTCTGCCGGAATCTATCAGGGCATTGGCGATGCAGGCTGCAGCAAAAGTCTTGCCGGTTCCCACGCCACCATACAGCAGCAGGCCTTTGCCCTGCTCCCGGAACTGCGTAAAGTTGCCAACGTAGTTTTTAGCAGCTCTCATTATGCGCGGGTCCGCACCGTCATCAGCTGCAAAGTTCCAATTCTGCATATCGCTTTCAAGAAAGCTGGCACGGCGATGCTGCCTGATGCGCGCCTGCCGCTTTTCAGCTTTGCGCTGCTGTTCTTCTGCCGCCAATTTTTCGGATCTGCACCGGCAGAGGCACGGCACCACCTTGACCATGCCAAGGAAACTGCCGCGGAACTCTTTCGGCGTATGGCACTTACCGCAATACAGCAGGCCTTTTTCTATATAGTCAGCTGAGTCTTTAGGCACGTTGGCTGCTGTCTTCCGCTCCAACGTCGCTATGATTTCTTGTAATCCTTCCACGTTATCACCTTCCTAAAAATATTTGTCCAAATCAGTCATATCCTGCTCGCCCGCAGACTTTGCAGCTGCCTTTGCAGCCGGTTTGTCGCGCCTTGCCCAATTACGGATAGTAGCGAGGTGGTTTTTATAGCTCTTGCCGCTGGAAGCCATATATTCAGACAAGCGCTGTATACGCTGGTCCCAATCAGCAGGGAACTCTGCCTTCAGCTTCTCCAGATCATCATCAGACAGCAGCACGTTTTGATATTCGCCGTGTTTATGGCGGGGAGATTTTTTAGATATACTCTTATTCTTATCTTTATCTATATTTATATCTCCTTCTATATCTAGGCGTGGAACGTCCATGGACGTCCGCGGACATTCCATGGAATTTTGAGGCAAGAGCTTTTCAGCTTCCCTTTTTCTCCGCTTGCGTTCCCTGTCTTTTTCTCTTATCGTTGCCAGCCTGTCTGTGCTCTGGTACTTCTCCCAGCTTGACAGGAAAATCATGTTGTTGACGATTTCTATCATGCCGAATTGTTCAAAGGTCTTCAGCGCAAGCCTTACAGTCGAAATAGGCTTGTTAAACTGCGTGGCCAGCATTTCTTCCGTATACGGGATTTCCTTTGTCAGATAGATAAAGCCGCCATCGTTGACATTACCGGCAAGGCAGAGCAGCTGCACCCATATCAGCAGAAGGCTGTCACCCTCCGGCATGCTGCCAATCTGTTTAATCTTGCGGTTGTCGAACATATCAACAGCAATCTTTATCCATTTCACATCCGCCACTTTATCAGCCCCCTTTCCATGCCGCTTTCAGGCGGTCAAGTTCTAAAGGTGTCATAGTTTCAATGCCCAAGGCCTTTGCTTCCTCCACCACAGCTTCAACCAGCCTGGACATTTCGGCGGTATCGTATGAGCTGCTACCATAGTAAGCAATTATTGTCGTGTAGCCGTTCCGCTCGCTTAGTGGTTCTGCTATCCAGCCCAGCCCGTTAGCCTGCCATCTACGGATAAACCGCGCCGCACCCGCGCTGATCAGCTCCACTGTTTCAAAACTCCCGACTTCTCGAATGTTTTTGCGGTACACTGTTTCTTTCGTTGCCCCGACTTTTTCCGCGATTTTCTGGCACATCTGCCACATATAGGCGTTAGCTTTTAGGCTGCGCTTGCGCTTTTGGCGGTCAATAGATATTATGTATGGCTTATTATCGCCCTGCATTGCGTTCAGCGTGTTGAAAAGCTCTTGCCTATACCAACTATCCAGCGACACGGTAAACTCTACTGTATCGCCAATACAGGACACGTCAGCTATATTTTTTATCTGCGCTTTCACGTTTCCACCGCCCTAAAGATAGCTTTTGCCTATCAACGCCCGGAATTCTTCTCGGCTATGCCCCAGGGCTTCATACTTACGCTGTGCGTGCTGTTTGATTTTTTGGTCAAGCACCTGGTTATTATTATGTATGCCAGCCGCGCCGTTATGATGATAGTTGCACAACGGCACTACAAAACCGTGTTTGTCGCTGATTTTCCGCAGCGCAGTTCCGAAAAATACGTGATGCACTGCTTCCCGCGGTCTGCCGCAGACTATGCAAAATTCCATGTTATCCGTTACAATAGACTTTTTCACTGTGCATCAGCCCGCTTTCTAAGGCTGTTCATAGCCTGCGCCCATTGTTTTGTATCCATGTCTTGCAGGTTATTAATCTTGTAACCTGCAACAACGCTATCAACAGCAACGCCCTTTTGCTTTGCCAACGCTTGCAGCTGCCCCATCTGGTAGCTAGTGACTTTTTCCGCTAGCTTTGCCGTAGGCTGCCGCTTAGCGTTGTTAGCTGGCTTCTGACTTCCAGCAGGCTTTTCTGCTGGTTGCTGCACCGGTGGCAGTGCGTCCGCGTCCTTTGCGTCGTCCAGCGCAAACAGCCCATTAAGCGCATATTTACGTGCATAGCTGCTACAACTTCCTGTAATCTGCGCTACATCCTTACCTTTTTGTGATTCGTCTTCGCGAGCATAACCATCAACTTCCACAACACCATCACTTTCAGTATCAATCAACTTAGCTACAGCCTTCACATATGTACGATTGCCAATGACAACGATTTCATCCGTCAGCAGCAGCACAGCTTTTACTTCTACCAGCAGAGGCTTTGCCGCTTCTGTAATATCTTCACAGCTGCGGTAATAGTACCCGCCGAAGTCGCTGTACTGCCCTTTAGGTACTTTCAATTTTGCCTGCAATGTCAGCAGCTTTTCATAAATGCCCATGATCAGTACCGCCTTATTTAATCTGCAGGTTCTGGCGCGCTACCAGCTCGCAGCCCGGTACAGTTTCACCGGCCTTGATAGCCTTTTTGACTGCAACTTTGTCCAGCTCCGGATCTTTGAATTTCAGGAATTCTTCCGGAACATCGCCGATGCACTTTGCGTCAAACTCCACTGCTTCGCTTTTGCGGAAGCTCATGGCCACCTTCGCAGTCTCAAACTTTTTGCCGTTCAGATAGCGGCTCAAAAAGCCTCTAAGGCTTTCCGCCTTGGCCTTCTTAGCCTTTTCACGTTCTGCAAAAGCGTTCTTCTGCGCTTTCAATGCTTCTGCCTCCGCTAACAGGTTTTTATACCAGCAGCCCAGGTTCTCAATCTTCTTGTCGCGCTCCATTTCCAGAGCTGCGATTGCTTCAAGGTCGATGATTTCGCCGCTTTCGGTATCTACAACGCGGCTTTCGTCCAATTTGACGCAGGCCGCCAGATTTTCGTCTATATCAAACAGTTTCATGCTATGCCTCCTTTAAACTTACGTTGTTTACGATGTTCTGCAGCTCCCGGGTGGTAAGGCCGGCAAACTGATCCATGTTAAACATTTCTTTGGTGATGCCTTTTGCAAGCAGCTGATTTTGGAAGTAGTCCATTGTCAGGCCGTCATAATCTCTTTCGTTCATCTGCGCACCTCAATGGGAATCAGCACGATGTCCCCCGGCTGAAGGTCACCCTTCAAGTTGCTGATTTTCTTTGTATAAAAGATGACCTCGCGAATATCTCTGCTGTCGCCCTCGTGCTCCATTACAGAGCCCACCAAATGCCAGAGCGTATCGCCCTCTCCGGCAACGGTCTTGACAACATAATTATCAACCGGACGCGTTGCATCCCATGCAGCCCAAACGCAGCAGGCTGCGAGCATTGCGATTAAGATTTTTTTCATGCTATCACTCTCCCGAACACATTTCACGCAAATAATCGTCAATTGCAAATGCTGGAACCAGGCGGCGGCTGTTACGGACAACATACTTCAGACGGCCTGCATCCATCTCTTCCTTCAGAAAGACAGGAGAGCAGCAAAGCAGGATTTGAGCCTCGCCGGTAGGATAAAGCATCCTGCGCGGAATCTCTCTGCGCTCTTTCGGAGCAGCTTTTTTAATCGTTCTTGCCATGATTGAACCCTCTTTTCTTGGTATTCTTCGTGTTATACAGTTAGTAGATTTTATACCAGACATCATTGTTGAAACTCCCCAGTCTCGTTATGCTGCGCTGGTCTACGCTAAGTTTCTTGACGGTCTTCAAGGCCTTGCTGTTGATTGCTTCAAGGATTGGTGCAAGAAAAACGTATTTCCTACGCTTTTGATCTTGCTGAATATGCAGAAGCAGTAAAGTAAAGGCTGACATATCAGGGCACTTCTGAAAGTTGCAATGATATGGGCGCTTCATCAGCCAGCAGTCACATATCTTAGCCAGCTTCTTGCCACATTTACTGCAGAAGTTTCCTTTTTTGACGACTTTCCCACAATGCGGGCAGGTCGTCATATTTTTATCTTCCATCACCATCACGCCCCGCAGAACTTGTTGATAAAGTACTGCTGGCCTTTGCCGGTAACCTTCGTAGTTTTGCTTACGCTGACGTGGCCGTCACTGTGGGAAATAGCCGTTTCCTTAATTTTGAACAAGCCCATTTCCATAGCTCTCTGCGTGGGGCTGTTGTAGTCTGCGCCCTGACGCTTAATCAGATAGCCATTACCACGCAGCCACTCAAACAAGCGCTTCTGACCAATCGGATGGCCGTTCTGCTTAATGAGCTTCGCCAAATCACCAATCAGAATCGTGCTGTCAGACGCGCTCACCGCATCTGCAAAGAGTACCTTCGGCTTCGCCGCCTGCAAGCTGGCTTCCGCCTGTTGGCGAGCTGCTCTTTCCTCTTTTAAAGTTGTCGCCAGCTTTATAATCGTGTCCGGGTCAGTTAGTGCCTGCTCAATTTTATCGGCCGTCAGATATCCACCGTGTTTTCTGATTGCCGGAAGCACCTCGCTGGTCACCCATTCTTGAAAAGCTTCTGCCTTATCGGTTTTCGCTCTCATTACCAAACTGTAAAGTCCGGCTTCATCAATAATTGTAGTTTCTTGTTTACCTCCAGGGGTGTCCAAAACAGACATACCTTTATGGTTATCTTTTACGTGTTCTCTGACAGCCTTAGCTGTTTGACTGTAACCTAATGCTTGGGCTACATCCTTACCAACAAACCAAGGTTCCCCGTTTTGCTGAATTGTGCGAATCTGTCCGAAGTCAGGACTATTGAAAATCTGTAAATTATTCATTTTGTACCTCCTTTGCTGTCACGATACGTGTCACAATTAGGCATAAAAAAGACGTTCTACACTTGTAGAATAATAATGTGCCAGCTTAACCTTGATTTCATCTCTAGGAATTCTATTCCCTGTTTCGTACATAGTTAACGCTGAAACGCTAATTCCAATGGCTTCAGTCACTTCTTTTTGCGTTTTCTTTTCAGAAAGACGCAATTTCAAAAGACGTTCTCCAATAGTTCTAGCATCGTTCATTTTATCACCTCCACTTTTTTGTCACGTTATGTGACTAAATTTATAATACCACTTTCCATTGATAATGTCAACACGTTACGTGACTTTTTCTTGTCAAATTTCACGTAACGTGATATTATAATATCAGAAGAAAGGAGCGTCATATTATGCCATTCAATAATATGCTAAAATCATTAAGATTAAAAAAGGGATTGACTCAAGAAGAACTCGCCAAGCTTACAGGATTAACAAGAAGTGCTGTAGGAATGTATGAATCTGGGAATCGCGAACCCAAATATGAAGTATTAGAATTACTTGCTGATTTTTTTAATGTAGACATGAATACCTTGCTTGACAAAGCTTCAGCAGATGAAAACATTCCAGTTTTTGACGACCCGGATATAAGGATATTGGCCCGTAAGTCTCTTGTGAATGACCCTCAAAAAGCAAAGAAACTTAGAAAAATGGTGAAAATCATATTAGCTGATGATGAGGATGATGATTAATTGTATAATTCTATTCCAAAAAAGCCTAGGTTTAATTGCGCTGAGGAAAAAGCAAGACAAGTATTGCTATATTATAAAGTAAATACACTGCCTATTGATGTACGAAAATTAATCAAGGCAAGTAATATATGCGTGATTAAATGCTACTCCAAATTAATTAAGCGTCACAGCTTAAAAAAAGAAGACCTATATGAATCTTTTGGTAAAGATGGTGCTGTATTATATGATGCAACTAAGCCTAAGCCTTATACAATCGTCTATAATGACATTGATAAACCTACTATGCGTATCACTTGGACTCTAGCTCATGAATTAGGGCATATAGTCCTAAAGCATCATGTAGAATTTGATGAAACAAGGCTTATGCGTTGTGGCTTGATTGATAGGGATTATAAAATTTTAGATGCTGAGGCAGATGCTTTTGCTGCGGAACTACTAGCTCCAGTAATTGTTATGATTACCGCCAACTGGGATACCAAAGATTCCATAATGCAGCACTGCGGACTTTCTGGTATGGCAGCACGCATCAGAAGTCGTTCTTTACGTTCAATAAAACAGATAAAAGAGTGTTACTTTAAATATGAACGAAATTTATATTACGCCTTTTATAATTACATCCACTTGAAATTCTGCCCAGAATGCAAAACATTTTTTGTCAGCAAAGATGCAAATTATTGTCCCATCTGTGGCAGTCATAGTATTATATGGAAAAAAGGAGAAGTAAACATTATGAAATACGAAGGTGTTAACGTTAACGAACTATCTAAGGCTATTGTATGTCCTATTTGTCAAAATGAAGAGATTTTGGAAAATGGAGATTATTGCGCTATATGCGGCACATATTTAGTTAATCATTGTTCTGATATTACTGACGAATACGATAACATAGAAAAACAAGGTTGTGGCACTCTTCTACCAGGAAATGCACGTTATTGTCCATATTGCGGCAATCCTAGTCATTTCAAACAAATAAATGCTTTGTGTTCTTGGGAGCAAGAACAAGCAATATTTAAGTCATTAGAATCAGGGAAAAGCGTTCCATTTGATGAAGAGATTCCATTTTAATTTTTTGTACAATCAATCTATTATTCACAAATAAAAATACCGCCAGCGCAAGGCGGAAGAAGACGTGGAGAGTTTAGGATAATAGATTTTGAAAGCGAGGAATGAAGATATGAAAGATGTAAAATTGTTTCAGAGTGCGCAAATTCGCTCCATTTGGAACGATGAAGCCGGAGAATGGTTCTTTTCTGTTGTCGATGTTGTCGGTGCATTGACCGACAGTGCAGATAAATCAGCTTATTGGCGCAAACTAAAGCAAAGAATGAAAGCCGAAGGTAATGAAACCGTGACAAATTGTCACAGGTTGAAATTGCTTGCAGAAGACGGGAAAATGCGTCTCACTGACACCGCAAATACAGAAGGTATTCTGCGTATTATCCAATCTATCCCCTCACCTAAAGCCGAACCATTCAAGCAGTGGCTCGCACAACTCGGCGCGGACCATATACACGACCTTGAAGCAGCAGAAGCTTTCAACAAGGAAATAGACGCTCGCATTGAAGCACGAAATAATATCAAACAGCATAACGTTGCTCTCGCTGATGCAGCCTTTGCCGCAGGCGTAAAAACGAACCTTGACTTCGCCAAATTCCAAAATAGCGGTTACATGGGACTTTATGGCGGTGAAACCGCTGGCGATATAAAACGTCGCAAGAAGCTTAAACCTAATCAAGAGATTTTAGACCACATGGGCAGTGTGGAACTCGGTGCGAACCTGTTCCGCATCACGCAGGCAGAAGACAAACTGCGCCGTGAGAATATCAGTAGCAAAGAAGCTGCCAACAAAGTGCATTACGAAGTCGGTCGTACCGTTCGCAAAACTATTGAAGAACTCGGCGGCACAATGCCAGAAAAATTGCCTACGCCAAGCGAAAGTATTAAGCAGCTCGATAAACCTAAAAAATAAAAAAATACCGCCAGCGGAAGGCTGACGGCAGAACCATTTTTGCTATTATTTCTTTATTATCCCATTTTGCTTGATTTTTTCCAATAAAAGTATATAATAATTGATATAGATACTTTCGTTATTGGAGGGATAAAAATTGCAAACAAACATTATTGAACAAAAATTACAAACAGCTTATCTTTCTGTATTTACATCTGATGTACAATCCGTTCTGCCCTCATTGATTTTTGAGGCTCAAGATTTATGCAACGAAGCATATGATACTGTCTATCTGCTTAAAGTAACAACGCTTTCCAAAGACCTTCGCGCCCATATTTTACGTATTGCAATAGGAATAGTAGCTAAGAAATACTGCGATAAAGGCTTATTGCCATGGTCCTACTCTATCGAATTGAACTCTGCCAAAAATTGTAGCCACATTGAAATGAAGTCTGGCACTGCTACGATTTATTGTGCAAAGGCTAGATCACCATTAACCAAACCAAAATCAGTAAAATATAGACCAGATGTAGAAATCAATCTCTTTACTGAACAAATGCCGCCTATTGATACGTTTCTTATCGCTTATGGAGAAAACAAAAATGGTACAATGTTTTTAAGCATTGGTATTCCCGGTGAAGAATCCTGGCTTTATGTTAAACCATTGGATATGAAACGTAATGCAACGGTTAATAATCAAGAGGAAAACAAAAAAGAACTTCTTGTTGAGCTTATTGACGAACTTGAAACAGGAGCTGATATTTATGGTACTCAACAAGCATAACCACATCACAGGTTCCAGACTTCGTGATGCCAGAATACTGGCCAATAAAACCGCTAAAGAAGTTGCAGCTCAAATAGGTGTTAGTGCTCAGGCACTTTCCTTATATGAACATGAAAAAGCTACACCTAATGCAGAAAACTTCAGGCAACTGTCAATAATATATGGATTGCCTATAAGTTTTTATTATAAGCCAGAAATTACTTCAAAACCTGATGGAGACGTATATTTCAGAAGCTTCTCCTCTGCCACTAAATTAAAGCGTGACAAAGCATTCACGCAAGCGAAACTATTTGTTAATGATATCGTCGGACTTATAGGCAGTAAAATCAAATTCCCTCCAGTAGACCCTTTATTTAATAAAATAAAAACTTCTACAAACATCGATGAAGATAATTTTGATTATGAAGTTATGGCGAAAGTTATTCGTAGATCTTGGAATTTGGGATATGAACCAATACAAGACCTTATGTATGAACTTGAAAAACGCGGAATAATAATTATGGTTATCGATCTTCCTGAGCAGATTGATGGTTTTTCTTTCTGGTTTGGAGGCAGACCATATATGGTCCTTAATAGTGAAAATAATTTTTTCCGTCTGCGTATGAGTATGGCTCATGAGCTGTGTCACTTATTTTTTCATGGTGCATTAGACGATATATCCAAGGATTTAAAGCGTATAGAGCAAGATGCTAAAAACTTCGCTGGTGCCTTTTTACTTCCTGACGTAACTGTAAAAAAATACATTAACTCTGCTACTCTGCAGGAATTAGCTCGCTTAAAACCTCAAACCAAACTATCTATTACAGGTATGATAAAAAGATGTTCCCAACTTACACTAATCTCACCAGAAAGAGAAGTGTCATTGCAAAAACAAATTAGTTCTAAAAGATGGCGTAAAGTAGAACCATTTGATGATTACTATAGTCCAGAACGCCCTGTCCTAATAAAGCAAGCAATAGAACTTCTGGTAGATAAAAAAATATACACCAAGCAATTACTTTTAGATACATTTGGTTTAGATACTCATTTTATTGAACAGGCTTGTTCTGTTGATCCTGATTATTTTACACAAAGTAAAATTCTATATATGAAAATATTATAATGAGTATTAAGGATAATATAGACCGCCAGCAGAAGACTGACAATAAGTAAGTTATATATTTTTTGTTGTCATCTGGATTATTCCAGACAAATAAAATTTTTCAAGGAGTGTTTATGATGAAAAAACTACTTTTACTGGTAACTGCACTTACATTCTTATTTTGTAGTGTTACTTCGGCTGCAGAGTTCCAGCCTACTAAAAAGGTTGTTCTCTTCTACAGAGTTTCTGATGCAATCCTTCAATCTCAAAATGATGCTGAAGACATTGCCAAAGGACAAGAAGAATTTGAAAAAGAGCTGCTCAAGCATTATTCCAAACGCTTTTTAGTGCAAGATGTAAAGCGCAATACCTATCAACCGACATCCCCTGTATTTTATCAAGAGCTGATTAAGCCGAATCAAGTTCCCTTAATGGTGCAAATCGAACTGGCTGGCGAAACTACCACCAGCACCAATTATCAAAATGCTTATGGCGCACAGGCAACTGGTTATGCTCCTGCTATCAATGTTCATTTAAGCGAAGCACTACCTAGAGCAAACAGCAAAGAGTTTGTTAATGTCGATTATGGAATTAAAACCTATTCCTCCGGCACGTTTGCTCTTGGTATGAATATCTATGCTGCACAAACTGACCCTCGTAAAAATGTAAAAAACTCTGTAAGAGCTTCATTTAGAGATGCATGCAAACTTAATGAGCAAATCAACAAATTTGTTGATCCAATGGGTGCAGAAATTGAGATGGCTCGTTTTAGTGGTAACTTTGAAAAAATGGAAGAATTACAGGCACAAAAATATGCTCCTGCACTCGCAGAAATCGAACGTTTTACAGCATGGTGCAATGCAGATGAAACAAAAAAATCTTTTTTGCAGGGGTTAGGAATGCTGTCCACAATTGAACAAAAGCTAGCTTACATCAACCAACTTAAATCCATGGGTTATTACAAATAATTTTACCTAACCTATAATACTCAATATATTTACAAAATAAAAAGCGCCCGGTGTTACCAGCACCGAGCGCTGTGCGGAGCGTGTTACCAGCATGCAGCCGCTTTGTAATCCCTCAATTCATGGCAAGAACAGAAGCTGATTACCTTTTTATTATATCAGATTTTAATCAGCTCTGCTACACTACACCCAATTTTAAGCAAAGGAGCTGATTTTTTATGGCTATCATTACAAAAAAAGCCGGCAAGAAGAGATACACTTTTTCTATCTGCACGGATGAAATACTTCCCAACGGCAGGCACAAATACATTAACGGTCCGTACTTCCTTACCAAAAAGGAAGCCAAAGAAGCAGAAGCTGTTGTACTTGCACAGCTGCAGAGCGGCACCTATGTGGCCCCCAGCAAGCTCACTGTAAACGAACTGCTTGACCTTTACAGCAGCACTAAAGCAGATTTGCGCCCATCCAGTATAGCGTCAATAAAAAGCTTTACCAACAGAGTTGCAAGGCACTATTTTGGTAGCATACAGATAAGTAAAGCAGTTCCGCTTGATGTAGAACGTTACCGCCTGTATCTGGTCAACGAATCCGGTCTGGCCAACCAGACTATACGCGAAACGCTGTCCTTTATAAAGACTGCTTTTACCTGGGCAGTGAACAATGACATGATAGGTAAATCACCGGCAAGACTTCTAAAGCTACCTCCGAAAGAAGAGCCTAAGGGAATGCATGTACCTATCGAAATTCTGCTGCAGATTCTGCGCATTATCAAAGCATTTGATTACAGTAATCTTTATATGCCGTTTCTGCTTGGCGGTATGTGCGGCATGCGTATAAGCGAAACGCTGGCCGTCAGCGCCGACGTATTGGAGGGCAATGAAATAACCGTAAGAAGCAATCTTCAGCGTGAAGATGGCGTCCTGCAGTTCACTAAAACAAAGACAAGGACCTCTGCAAGGGAGATACCTCTGCTCAGCTTCGTCCGGCACGAAATAGAAGATTACCAAAGGTTTATTGCGCAGTCTAAAAATGAAGCCCTCAATAAGCACCGGCTTTTGCTGCAGACTCCGGGATACATAGCTGAGCTCAGCGACCGGCCATGGAAAAACGACCTCAATCTCCTTATAGTCTTTCCGGATAACGGACGTGGCATGTGCCGCGATCATGTGGAAAGACGTTGGCGAAGGCTGAAGAAAAAATGTCCGGAATGGCTGCAGCTGGTTGATGCCTACCCTCTGTTAGCCAACATGCGCCATCATGATTTCAGGCACAGCTTCGGCAGCAATCTCAGAGACCGCGGTGTTCCTATTGCCGATGTCAGCGAAATCTTGGGGCATAGCGATATATCTTTCACCGCCAAAACCTACGCTTTGCCTCTGGAAAACACCCACAAAAAAGCTATGAGCATCTTTGAAAATTCCATCAAAAATCTCTTATAAAAGAAATAGCAGGAAAGCTTAAAATCCTTCCTGCTATTTTTTTATTTAATTTTATTATTCTAACACATTCTAAAGCGCACTAAATAGATAGTTGGAGCAAATATTGCATAAATATTGCATGAATGGCTTTTTTGCCCATTTTCCTTTCGTCCTTTAAAGCTTCAGCAAACAAAAAGAACCGCATTCTCATGCGGTTCCTAAGTTTTAAATTTGGTCGGGGCGGCGAGATTCGAACTCACGGCCTCTTGTACCCGA